CAGCGACAGCTTGTCGCGGAAATACATCCGGCGGATTTTGCCCATCATTTCCATACTGATCACCCTGTGTTCTCCTGCTCAAAAATTGAGCAGAAGCAGTTGAACACCTGGGTCAGTTTTCAGTCGGCAGAACAGCCTCTACTGGGTCAGTTTTCGGTCAGCGGCAACAGCCAGCGGCATCGAGGACGCGGTAGCCGTGCTCAACGAGGCCGCCGCATGAGCACTCCGCACGACAACCAGCCCGAGCTTCGCTTAACCCCGGCCCCGCGACCGGAGACGGTGGAACTCCTCTACCGCACCTTCGGCGACGTGCTGATCCCGCTGGAGCACCTGCGCATTCGGTACTTCCACAACCTCAACGAAGACACGTTCAGCCGCTCGATCAAGGAACGCCGAATCCGCCTCCCCATCACCACCGTCGACCCGAGTCAGCGCGCCCAGCCATTTGTCGATGTGCGCCACCTGGCGGCCTGGATCGACTCCCGAGCCTGGCAGGCCGACGAGGCATACGCCCGCCTCGGCAGTAACGAGTAACCACACCGGCCGCCACCACCGGCCACCCACCACCAATGGAGAAAACCACCATGCATACCCAACACATCATTCTCGCGGCTACCACTCTCGCCGCGCTGCTGATCCTGATCGCCACCGCCTATCTTGCTGGGCGCAAGGACAGGAAGAACGCACTACAGCAGGCGGTCGGCGAGGAACTTCGTCATAACGTCGAAGCCGAGGCCACCGAGAAACTTGCGGATTGGCAGCAGCGCCACGAAGAGCAACAAGCGGAACTGAAGCGCCTGGAGATGGAGCTGGAGACACGCATCGCGACCAATCATCGGCAGGGTGAGACCGTAACGCTCCTCCGCGAACAGAACTTGGCCGCCGAAGAACTGGACGCCATCCGCACCGCCAGTCGCCTCCTCAGCGGCCACGCTCGACAGTTCCAAAAGACCGGCACCACCAAGCGCAACGCAGACGCCGAAGCCCAACAGCAGCTCGCCGCGATCCTCCAGCGGCTCGCCATCACGAAACTGGCCAGCCACAGCGCAGACGCCGAAGCGCAGGAGGCGGCATGAACTACTCCAGCCTCTCCACTTCCGACCTGCTGAAGCACCGCAGCCACCACGTCGACAGCCTGACCCGCCTGCGCCGCGCCCAGCCGCAGTGGGACGAGGACGCTGCTCGACGCGCGGAAATCACGATGACCGATATCAGCGACCAGATCCGGGAGATCGACGAGATCCTGCGCCCCAGCGGCTGGGAATCGGTCGACCTCGACTACTCCGGCGACACCGCGCCGATGTGCATGTGAGGCCGACTATGAACCGGATACTCGACATTCTGATTCCCCGCTTCATCACCGAGCGGGTGGCGCTGCTCGAAGCAACTGCCGGCCACTTGGAGATTGCCTGCGCCATCTCCGACGTGCGGCCGAACGAGCGGTTCGACGGGATCGCCACCATACGATCCTTCAACCTGCTGGGCTTCGCCTTGTTTCCGAAAATGGTGGACGGCCCCCACGCATGGCCAGTGCAACTCCACCCGAGCAACAAGGACTCGGCGGATGCAATCAATCTCCCGCCCTGCCCCTGGTGCGAGGGCCCTCCAGTCGTGCTGGTTGCTCGCACGTTCTCACCCTTCGGAACGGTCCGGGAAATGACGACCTACGGGTGCGAGGGCCTGGACGTCGACGCCTGTGTGTTCTGCCACGAATGCGGCTGCGAAGGCCCGAAGTGCGAAGACGTGATCTTCAACGCCGAAGACTTCCGCCGCGTGGAACGCGAAGGCGCCCGCCTCTGGTCTGAGCGGACCAGCCGGAACCGGCATCTATTCGATTCGAACGCGGCCGATGGCCACTGCGTCTACCCGAGGAGCGCCCAATGACCGCCCCTATCTCGGCTGGCTGCGTAGCAGCACTCCGCCAGGGCGGCGCCCTGGCACACGCCACCCACAGCACCCAAGCCCCGGCCGCGCAGAAGCGCGGCGGCGGCATGGCACGTCGCATCCAACTGATCGCCATCGCCCAGGGCCGCCAACCGATGCCCGAGGGTGGCGCTATAAAAAGCCACTGCTGCGCAGCAGCAGGCATATTCCAACCCAACCTTCAGCACACGCCGAAGGCACGCATACCCCACGAAAGGCTGCGCCGGGGCGCGAAGCACATAGCCACGCTTCGCTTAATGACTCGCTCGCCCGCGCAGCTTGTCGAGGGGGGGAAGCGCCCACCGAAGCCCACCGATAACGCACTGATCCGCACGCTGTGCGCGCAGATCCGCGAGCAGAACCAAGAGATTGCCGCGCTGCGCATCGCGAACACCGACCTCCTCCAGCGCCTTGAGAAAGCCGAAGGGGGACGGGCATGAGCAGCTTTCAGCAGCACCTCCACCAGGCAGCCCAACAGCGCGCCCTCCCGTTCCAGAAAGAGCTTTATGTCGACCTCTTCGCCGGTGCCGGCGGCGCAAGCAGCGGGGGTGCTCGCGTCTATCGAGATCCAGACATTGCAATCAACCACAACCCCATTGCCATTGCCGTTCACCGAGCCAATCACCCGAACACCCTCCACTTCAGGACAGACGTTTTCGAAGTAGATCCGCTAGAGGCTACCGGCGGGCAACCCGTGGGCATTCTGTGGGCCTCGCCCGACTGCCGCCACTTCAGCAAGGCCAAGGGAGGCGCGCCTCGCAGTAAGCGGGTCCGCTCCCTCGCCTGGGTCGTGGTCCGCTGGGTACACGCTACGCGCCCACGTATGTTCTTCCTCGAAAATGTGGAGGAGTTCCAAGACTGGGGGCCTCTCGACGAGTCCGGCAAGCCGATCAAGAGCGAGGCCGGCCGCACGTTCAGGGCATTCATCGCTTGCCTGACCACCGGCTTGGCCGAGGACCACCCGGACATGCCCGAGATAATCGACGCAATCGGGCTTTGGGTTCCCAGGCAAGCACTGGTGCGTGGCCTGGGCTGTGATGTTCAGTGGCGTGAACGCCGAGCAGCCAACGCAGGCGCCCCGACAATCCGCAAGCGCCTATTCATGATCGGCCGCACCGACGGACGCCCGATCGTCTGGACCTCCCCGAAACGTCACCAGGCTCCGCAGCCGGGCCAGCTACCTTGGCGCTCTGCCGCTGAGTGCATCGACTGGAGCGACCTGGGCACCAGCCTGTTTGACCGCGCGCGACCACTGGTGGACAACACCTGCCGCAGGGTGGCCAAGGGGTTCTGGAGGCACACCGTCATGGCCGACCAGCCCTACCTTGTCCCGATGGATGCTCAACACCTGGCGGCGGCCAGTCTCACGGAGTTCGCCAACGCGAGCAACCAACGCACCTTCAGCGTGGCCGAGCCCCTGCGGACGCAAGTTGCCCAGGTCAAGGGCGGACACTTCGCACTGTCAGCCGCAACGCTGGTAGAGATCGGCTACGGCGAGCGAGCCGGACAAGCTCCCCGCGCCCCCGGTTTGGCCAAGCCTCTAGGCACCGTCGTGGCGAGCGGTCGAAAGCACGCCCTGGTCACCGCAGCGATGGTGACGCTGCGTAAGGGTTCTGTGGGCAATGGGCTCCTTCAGCCGATGAACGCCATTACCACCGGAAGCGGGCACCATGCCATCGCTGCATGCCACTTCGAGCAAGCCAACGGAGGGTTCTATACCGGTGACGGACGGGCTGCCGATGCGCCGCTCAGTACGATCCTGGGACGCGGCACGAACCAACGCCTGGCTACTGCGTACCTGGTGAAATACTACGGCACCGGGCACAACTGCCAGGACTTACGCGAGCCCATGCATACGCTTCCCACCAGAGAGCGCATGGCACTGGTTACGGTGACCAAGGTTCCTGCCAGCATCCTGCCGCCCGAGCTGCTGGAGCGCGCAAAGCGGTGCGCGGAGTTCCTACGCAAGTATCTGCCGGAGCACTTCAGCGAGCCCGCCGACATGGTGCTACTGGGGGACTATGCCCTGGTGGACTTCACCCTGCGCATGCTCAAGGCACCGGAGCTGAAGATGGCGCAGGGCTTCAGCCCCGATTACATCATCGATCGCGGCTTGTTCGAGACCGCCGATGGCCAACTCGAATGGCGCCCCATCAACAACACCGAACAGATCCGCCTCATCGGCAACAGCGTTTGCCCGGATGAAGCGGAAGACCTCATCGCCGCCAACGCCGCGGACCTGATCGACCTTTACCAACGGGAGGCAGCATGAGCCAGAAGACCCAACCCGACAGCATGCCCGACGCCGAGGCGGTCGACCTTCCAGAGATCAGCGTGGAGCACTCCACCGAGTTTCTGACCGGTTCCGCAGCGTGCGCCGGCGTGTCCCGACCATTGCCCGCCGCCTGGCTAGGCCAGCGCGGCATCTATCGCTCCAGATTCGAAGCCGTCTGCAACGGAGAGCAGTTGGTGGATCCGCTGACGCTGGGGGAGTTGATCCAGCGCGCCTGGCCTTCCCCTTCGACGGAACTCGCCGAGCGCGGTACGCAGCACCGTTTCAGCACCACCGAACAGACCTGCCGGCACGACTTCTATGGCGTCTGGTGGAACGACAGCGGCGTGACAAAGACTGGCCGGGAATGCCGGCACTGCGGGTTCCTCGTGGCAGACATGATCGAGCGCCTGGACCGGACAGTGGCGAGCCAGGGAGGGCCAAGCAATGCGTAGAGCGCTGACCGGCGTCGGCATCATCGCCGCCCTTGGCCTGGCCGCGGTGCTCGCTGTGGAGGTATTCCCAATCCTACACACGCTGGCGGCCTGGCAAGCGGGGTGCCACTGATGCGCGAAATGTACCCAAACCCAAAAATACAGAACGCCATCATCAGCGCTAACGCGAGCAGCGGTTTCGTCGCCACCACCCGAGACGGCAAGCCTCTACGCATGGCTCTGGTGGACGAAGAAGACAGCATCATCGAGGCAGGAGATACCGTGCGCTGGGCAGCTTGGCGAATCTGCACCGAGGCGTTAGAAAACCTATGGCGAGGGCAAGGTCATCTGATCATCCACAGCTCTCCGCCCGGCGTGAAGATACCTCCGGAAGCAGCTTAAAAAAAAGGGCGGCTCAAAGGCCGCCCTATCGTTCTTCGCAACAAACTCAGGCTTGAGATTTACGAGCCGGTGAACCGCACATCTCTACATCCTCAGCGATCTCACGTAAACGTTTTGCAAGCATCGCTCTGTGTACATCATCAGAAAGTATGCCGGCAGGCATCGAGGCAGTCACTAGATCATCCCCCGTTACCACCGCGTACAGCACTTTCAAGCGCTCGAGCAGCTCCGACTGCATCTGTACAAGCATGACCATCTCACTCTTGCTCATCTCCTCCAATTTCTTGTGGGATCGGTCTAACGGCTCGTTCTCCTCTAGGAGTAGACGAATATTCACGTTATCAACGGAGTACCTAGAGGCAACGTTGTGAGCCAAATGCTCGAATACGTCCAAATTCACGTGATAAGGAGCAACGCGCTCCGTCAGCAAAAGTCCTACCCGAAGACGCTCAGAACGAGGAAATTCCGCCTTCCGGAGCGACACGTAGTCGGAGAACAGAGTTTCGAATGAGATTTTCAAGTCACTAGGAGAGTGACGCCTAGACTCACCGCCAACGTTGTAGATGCAGACGTGCTCGCCTTTATTTCGAACCACCCTTGCCTCGCGCACAGGCGAAGCGGACTCCTTCAGCCTAGGACTTGAGCTTGACCCGTCCTCCTTGTCCGCGACTTTCTTGGCACGCAGGCCCAACTTCGCCTGGAGACTTTTAGGAAGGGCTTCCGAGGCTTTACGAGCGTGCTTGAAGTCGGCGCCTTTGAGTTCGCGGACCTCGCCGTTTTCATCAATCACCGGATCTTTCCCTACCTTCATACTTCTTCACCTCCCGCTTATTGGCCTTTCTCAAGCTGATGACTCGAATACCCGTCTCAGTCTCGGTGAAGCAGATCACGTGCAATCGCTCAGCGAGATAGCCAATGGCGACGTAGCGAACCTCTCCATATGAGAATCGATCATCCACCCAGTAAAGGGCGGAATCAAAATCGAAGCCGTGAACGCTCTCGAAATCCACACCATGCTTGCTAAGGTTTGTCTCACGCTTCGCAGGATCGTATTCCAAATCCATTTGATCAAATAATACTCAAAACCAGTGAGCCTGGCTAGAAAACGCACAGCCAGCGGGGGCAGGCAGCATAGCATCACTTCGCCAGCTACGGTGCCGAGCCGTTCCAATCTCCGCCTGCTGACCATGCGCCCGTTCGTCTACCGACCCGAAGCCAACGTGATTGACCTGCCCGAGAAACCAACAAGACATCAATGTACTTGGATCTTCGCCCCTCCGGCACCACTCCCCTCATGTAGACAACGATTCGCTCGAAGGTATCCATTACCAACTGCCGCGCCTGCTCGCGTGCTTCCACATTGGACACGGATTTCGCCTGCTCGGCTAACTCTGCCCACTTTGACGCCTCAGCCACAGGCACGGATGAAGCCATAGCTACCAGCTCGCGCTCCAACACCCGGACTGCTGAGCGACGCCTTTCCAGTTCCTCCTCCAGCTCGCGCGCCTTTCGCACAAACGACAACGGCGCGGCACCGCTGTCATCTGCCACCAGCGCATCAGTTACACGCTGCAACTGGCGCTCGACCTCAGCAACGCCTTGTTGCGCCTCAGCCAGGCGCGTCCGCAGCTCCTCGTCGGCCGACGACGGTTCCAGTAGCCGCTGAAGGTTCATCTGGTCAGAACAGTATGCGAGCACGGCATGCTCAATCGGTACTGAGCTACAGCTACCCGCATTGCAGCCACCATTCTTGCTGTAGCTAACGCAGTGAAGGCGCCGGTGGCCATCCACGAGGGAGCCATCAGCCTTTACTCGCTGCATGAGATTCTGTGCTACCAGTGCGGTACCACAGTAGCCACACCGAGTTATGCCGATACCGGTCACAATGCCAACAATCTCGTCCTTTCCTCGACGCCGGTAGCGCTGGCCAACCAATGTCTCCAGTTCGGAAAACTCCTCATCAGACAATAGCCGAGGGTAGTAATCCTCCAACATGAAGTCCTCTCCATCGATGGAGATCCGCTTGGCCCCCCGCAATGCGGGCAAACGCACCAACCGGTATACCTGCTGTGCCGCAATACCCCAGTCGCTCAGCACCATCCCCTTTTCATGCATCAGGCGAACTAGCCGAGCGGCCCCAATACCGGATCGATATGCGTCCAACGCAAAGCGTACGGCCTCGACTCGCTCAGGAATGAATTGCCAAGAATCACCGCCCCAGGTAAGCCATTGAGGATCTTTGCCACTCACAATGCGACCACGATAAGAACCGGCGACCCATGCTTCGCATTGCCGCCGTACTGCTGCCTTCACCCGCTTGCTTTTGGTATCAGACTCCTCATGCGCTCGAATCATTACCAAAAGCGAATATACAAGGTTCATCGGCTCCGCCTTGAGCCCATCCCGGTTGTATTCACGGCCATCGCTCGCCGTCACGACTGTAATGCCAGCGCTCACGATTTGGCCAAGCTGCGCCTGCGCAAGAAGTGGCTCCGCTCGGCTCAGACGGTCTAGCCCCTCAACGATCAAGACCGACCCCACCGGGATACGCCCCGCATCAATGGCGCGGAGGAATGCACCCAAGGCACCCTGCTTTACGTGTGTTTCGTGATACGCAGAGAGCCCTTCGTCACGCAGAGTCAACGTGGCATCCAACTCCATACCATGCTTAGAGGCCCAGGCAGAGGCATACGCTAACTGACGGTCGGCGCTACTCCCGGTCGCCTGACGAGGATCCGAGAAACGCATGTAGCTGTAAACCTTTGCCATAGACATCAGTTATTACGCCTGCCTGGAAGTCCGTCCGTATTGACACCTTTGAGCTTATCCAAAAGCTCAACGACCGACCCCATCGATTTCACCATATAATTAAAGTCGTTAGAACGAACATCCTTTATATCTGGCCATTTTATCTCCTCAGAAAGCACCCTTAGCATTTCTGCACGACACTTATCACCATCACCCTCTACCTCACTATATTCATTGACCACATAATAAGAAAGCAAATACCTTTCAAAGGTAGACCTAACAGTCAAGTACACCTGTATAGAGTCCCCATAATGTCGATACTGCTTTAAAAACCAAGCAGCCAAGAACTCCACAACAATAAAAGCCAAAGAGCAGGAGATTATTCCTACACCAAACGCCCAACTCCACCTATAGTTCACAAGAAAGAACAGCGCCTGCCATGCAACAATAGACCCTACATACCAAAATATACCTTTCCGTAGGTAAGAACGTCCTACATCCAGCAGCAACGAAGCCTTCTTCTCCGAATTTAAAATCCTCTTATCGAGCCCTACCAGCACGGACTCAATTTGTTTCACAAAGGATGAAATGTAGACAGGCTTTCGAACTTCCTCTTCTGCTGTCAACTTGGTGCTTGAGGATAGACTATTCTTCGCGACCTCGACTACCGGCCTACGATTGAAATGCTTGATCACTCCCATCATGTCAATCTGCTGTGCAGCAAAGGCGATATCTTCGGGCTTTAGGCTTAGCCGCTCAACCTCTGCAACTTGCGAGGAGATATACTCATCAAACTTCATATTCAAATAACTGTTCGATCCAACAGGATAGTATCGAACCTGGCCATCAGTCATTAGAACAGCCATTACTTTGCTATCATTATAAAGCACCAAGGGCTTGTTAATAACAGATGCATCCCCAGACTCCATATCAATCTTCAGGAACGACTCTGCTTCACTGCCACCGCTCATCCACAAAACAAATAAATAAGCCGTCCCAGCCGACCAGATAAAAGCTGACATCCAAATCGGCTTATTTACGGATACTAGAAATTTCTCAAAAAGAACGGTCACCCAAAGCTGGACCCCATAAGTAATAAAAACCACAAAAAAAGAAAACATCAACTTTAACTGCCATCTTTTTTTTGCCATTTTTAAAATGGCAGCCCACACTCGACCCTCGCTGCGAAGTCCAGTTTCGTCAAAATTATCTTCGACATTATCAGAGGTCCCCATATCCAACTCTCCTTAGCATTAAATGATAATGATTATCGATAATAAAATGTGCTTTGCGCAATTTTTGTACAGCCCGTAGAATCGCGCGCCTCTGTCATTGCGGCACCATTTTTCAAATTTCGGGTTTCAGTATATGAGCAAAACTCCCAGTGTAGGATTTATATCGCTAGGGTGCCCCAAGGCGCTGGTCGACTCCGAGCGCATCCTCACCCAGCTGCGCATGGAAGGCTATGAGGTCGTCCCGACCTACGAAGACGCCGACGTCGTGGTGGTCAACACCTGCGGTTTCATCGACAGCGCCAAGGCCGAGTCCCTGGAAGTGATCGGCGAAGCCATCGCCGAGAACGGCAAGGTCATCGTCACCGGCTGCATGGGCGTGGAAGAACACGCGATCCGCGACGTGCACCCCAGCGTGCTGGCGGTCACCGGCCCGCAACAGTACGAGCAGGTGGTTACCGCGGTGCACGAAGTGGTACCGCCGAAGACCGAACACAACCCGCTGGTCGACCTGGTCCCGCCGCAAGGCGTCAAGCTGACCCCGCGCCACTACGCCTACCTGAAGATTTCCGAAGGCTGCAACCACAGTTGCAGCTTCTGCATCATCCCGTCCATGCGCGGCAAGCTGGTCAGCCGACCGGTTGGCAACGTGCTGAGCGAGGCCGAGCGCCTGGTCAAGGCCGGGGTCAAGGAACTCCTGGTGATTTCCCAGGACACCAGCGCCTACGGCGTGGACCTGAAGTACAAGACCGACTTCTGGAACGGCCAGCCGGTCAAGACCCGCATGAAGGAACTCTGCGAGGCGCTGAGCAGCATGGGCGTGTGGGTTCGCCTGCACTACGTCTACCCGTACCCCAACGTCGACGACGTGATCCCGCTGATGGCCGCCGGCAAGCTCCTGCCGTACCTCGACATCCCCTTCCAGCACGCCAGCCCGAAGGTGCTCAAGGCCATGAAGCGCCCGGCCTTTGAGGACAAGACCCTGGCCCGGATCAAGCAGTGGCGCGAGATCTGCCCGGAACTGACCATCCGCTCGACCTTCATCGTCGGCTTCCCGGGCGAAACCGAAGAAGACTTCCAGTACCTGCTCGACTGGCTGACGGAAGCCCAGCTCGACCGCGTCGGCTGCTTCCAGTACTCCCCCGTCGAAGGCGCTCCGGCCAACGAGCTGGGCCTGGAGCCGGTGCCGGACGAGGTCAAGCAGGACCGCTGGGAACGCTTCATGGCCCACCAGCAGGCGATTTCCGCCGCTCGCCTGCAGCTCAAGGTCGGCAAGGAAATCGAAGTGCTGATCGACGAAGTCGACGAACAGGGCGCGGTCGGCCGCTCCTGGGCCGACGCTCCGGAAATCGACGGCAACGTGTTCGTCGACAGCGACGAGCTGAAGCCGGGCGACAAGGTCCGCGTGCGCATCACCGATGCCGACGAGTACGACCTCTGGGCCGAGCTGGTCTGAGCCCTCCCTGAAGAGCCCCGCCCCGCGGGGCTTTTTCATCGCCAACCGTTCCGGAGAGCACGATGCTCAACAACGACGTACTACGCAGCCTGCGCTACCTGCTGGATCTTCCCGATGCACATCTGGCCGAACTGGCCGCCCCGTTCGGCGAGCAAGTCGAAGCGGACCTGCTCGAGGCTTACCTGAAGAAGGAAGACGAAGACGGCTTCCAGGCCTGCCCCGACCGCTACCTGGCGCGCTGCCTGGACGGACTGATCATCCAGCGCCGCGGACGCGACGAGTCACGTCCGCTACCGCCGCTGGAGCTGCCGTTGAGCAACAACATGATCCTGAAGAAGCTGCGGGTCGCCTTCGAACTCAAGGAGGAAGACCTCCATGCCATCCTCGCCAGCGTCGACTTCCCGGTCTCCAAACCCGAGCTGAGCGCCCTGTTTCGCAAGCCCGGTCACAGCAACTACCGGACCTGCGGCGACCAGTTGCTGCGCAACTTCCTCAAGGGCCTGACCCTGCGCGTCCGTGGCTGAACGCGCGGAGCCGCTGCTGGCGGTTCTGCTCCAGGCGCCGCCCTGCGTCGACCCCTGGTTCCTGGAGTGCCGCCAGGATCGCGCCGGCCTCACCATCCTCGTCCGCGACCTCGCCAACCAGCGCACCTGGCGCGTCGAGTTCGTCGAAGTCGAAGGCCTGCGCCAGCTCGACGCTGCCGACCTGCTGGAATTCTGGCCAGCCTGTGCGGCGTCCGAGGGTTGGCTGTACCGGGTCGAGCAAGGCGGCTGGCTGGACCAGGAATGCCGTCGCGAGGGCTTCGTCGCCCGCGAGACCAAGGCCGTCGACGAGTATTTCGTCAATGGCGGCGATCGCTGCCTGAGCGTGCTGTCCTGGTCGCCACCGAAGGTTTCCCCGCTGATCTGACCGCCATGAAAAAAGCCGCCCTTGGGCGGCTTCTTGCATGGCGCTTCGGCTACATCAGGAAGATCGTCGCCAGGCCGAGGAAGATGAAGAAACCGCCGCTGTCGGTCATCGCAGTGATCATCACGCTGGAGCCCATCGCCGGATCGCGTCCGAAACGATGCAGGGTCATCGGGATCAGCACTCCCATCATCGCCGCCAGCAGCAGGTTCAGGGTCATCGCGGCGGTCATCACCACGCCCAGTTCCCAGTTGCCGTAAAGATAGAAGGCCACCACGCCGATCACTCCGCCCCAGGCCAGGCCGTTGACCAGCGCGACGCCAAGCTCCTTGCGCAGCAGGCGGTTGCGACTGTTGCTGGTCGGCTGTACCTGGTCGAGCGCGATGGCGCGGACGATCATGGTGATGGTCTGGTTGCCGGAGTTGCCACCGATGCCGGCAACGATCGGCATCAGCGCGGCCAGCGCCACCAGTTTCTCGATGGAGCCTTCGAACAGGCCGATCACCCGCGAGGCGACGAAGGCGGTGATCAGGTTGGTGGCCAGCCAGGCCCAGCGGTTGCGCACCGACTTCCAGACCGAGGCGAAGATGTCTTCTTCTTCACGCAGACCGGCCATGTTGAGGACTTCGCTTTCGCTCTCCTCACGGATCAGGTCGACCATCTCGTCGATGGTCAGACGACCGATCAGCTTGCCGCCCTTGTCCACCACCGGCGCGGAAATCAGGTCGTAACGCTCGAATGCCTGGGCGGCGTCGTAGCCGTCCTCGTCCGGGTGGAAGGTCACCGGGTCGGTGGCCATGACTTCCAGCACTTGCTTGTCCGGATCGTTGACCAACAGGCGCTTGATCGGCAACACGCCCTTGAGCACGCCGTCGTAGTCGACCACGAACAGTTTGTCGGTATGCCCGGGCAGTTCCTTCAGGCGGCGCAGGTAGCGCAGCACCACTTCCAGGCTGACGTCCTCGCGGATGGTGACCATCTCGAAGTCCATCAGCGCGCCGACCTGGTCCTCCTCGTAGGACAGCGCCGAACGCACTCGCTCGCGCTGCTGCGCGTCGAGGCTTTCCATCAGTTCATGGACCACGTCGCGCGGCAGTTCCGGCGCCAGGTCGGCGAGTTCGTCGGCGTCCAGGTCCTTGGTCGCGGCGATGATCTCGTGGTCGTCCATGTCCGCGATCAGGGTTTCCCGGACCGCGTCGGAGACTTCGAGGAGGATGTCGCCGTCGTCCTCGGACTTGACCAGTTGCCAGACCGTCAGGCGGTCGTCCAGCGGCAGCGATTCGAGGATGTGGGCGATGTCGGCGGGGTGCAGTTCCTCCAGCTTGCGCTGGAGTTCTACGAGATTCTGCCGGTGGACGAGGTTTTCCACCCGGTCATGGTGCTGGCCTTCCTGACGATGGGTCAGGTCCTCCACCACCTTGTGGCGATGCAGCAGCTCGACCACCTGCGCTAGGCGGTCCTGCAGGCTTTCCTGCGGCTTCTTGGCTTCTACTTCGGTCATAGCGCGCTCCACCCCCAGTAGCGGAGCACGCCAAAGGGGTCAATCAGAAACGTGATTGGTCAAACGGGAAACTGTTCGAGTTTCTACTGGGTAAGTCCATGGGGGTGTTCCAAGGGCCCTCTCGGGGCAGATACGGATAATGATAACACTCCGCTTGCGTTTTGCGCGTTACAAAATGGCGGCAAGAACAAGCGCTTGCGGCACAAAGTTCATCGTCACTCGACGCCTGACTGCGACGCCGGAAATTTCACTCAGGACACTCGGCCCCGCGGAAAAAGGCAACGCGTTAGCCTGCACTCCCCCTTATCCGACCCGGAGTGCCGGCCATGCGTTCCCTGTCCCTCCTTCTCCTCCTCTCGCTGGCGTCCACCTGCGAGGCCGCTGCGGTATTCCGCTGCGAAGACGCCAGCGGCCATGTCAGCTTCACCCAACTCGGTTGCCCCGCCGGGCAGGCCGGCGAGACCGTCGTGGCGGACAACCCGCCGCCGGGAGGCAGGAGCGTCACGCCGATGGCCGAGACGAAGACGAAAAAGGCGTCCATCGGCCGGAAAAGCGTGCCGCTCGCGGTGATCGGAGAAAGAGAAGATCGCTGCGGAAGACGCCTGGACGAGAAGGAACGCCGCAAGGCGATCGTGGAGCAGCGAATAATGGCGGGAATGACCCGCTCCGACGTGGAGCGGGCGCTGGGCAAGCCGGACCGGGTCAGCGGGAACAATGCGGAGGTGCGTTATCAGTACAAGGCCGACAAGCGACGGGGAGCGAGAAGCGTGAGCTTCGATCAGGAGGGATGCGTGAAGGGAAAGGGAAGGTACCGGGTGGAGCGAGTCGATCCCGGGAGCTAAGGCCGGGCCGACCTCATACCGATGAAAGCAGGACCGGCATCGCCTTTAGCGTGCCGGGCAGGGTGTCGCCCTGCCTGCATGGAAAAGACGGACGACAGTCTTCAGCAGCCTACCGCCTGCCCGCCGCGCACGCCTCTGGCTGGCGGTTATGGTCAGGCTCAATCCTCTTTCTGCGGTTCGCCGGGCAACAACGCGCGTGATGAACAGACCGCGATACAGGTGGAATCCCGTCTGCACGTCCACCGTTTCGGAAGCGCCTTGCAGTGAAGTCAAGGCAGCGATGCCCTTGCGCACACGGCACTCGTTCAACGCGCGGCTGCCTCCCTCCATCGGCAGCAAGGAGGGCAACGGCTCGTCAGCGGGCGCATGGTCGACAATGCTGCCGACGATGGTGATGAGCTTGTCGCCGCGCGCGCTGACGGCAGCCTCTTGCCCCGTCTCGACGACACTCCCGGCAGCCTGCGCGAGGTTTTCGGAAATCACCGCATCCAGGCGAACGATGCCGACGCGACGACTGATCAACATGACCATGGATCTCTCCTCTATGTATGGATGGCATCGCTACGATGCATCGCAACGACCTCTAGGCAGCCGTTCCACCCGTCCCCCCGGAGGCCTGTCCGGAAGCGGTGCGCTCGAGGTCGACGAGCAGCACGTGTTCGTGAGCGAGAACAAGGTCGAAACGAGCCTGCCCCAGCGCCTGGCCATCCTGCACGACGGACAGGTTTTCGATGGGCGTCAGGCGCAGCAGGCTGGCCTTCAGCAGGCGCAGGCGCTCGCCGGCATTGCCTGACTGCAGCAGGCAGCGGGCATCCTGCAGGTACTGGTGCGCCCCGGGACCATGCCAGGTCAGGCGAAAGATGCTCTCGCAACTGGCCAGCAGGGACTCCTGCTCGCCACTGGCGGAAAACTCCCGCCGCACCTTGCCAAGCAGGCTCGAGGACTCCAGGCGCAAGGTCATGAAGGGGATGGCCGGCGGGGCCAGCAGTTGATCGGCATCGACGACGCTGCCGGCGGGCAGGCCGAACAACTGCCGCAACGTTTCGCGCAGGGCGGCGTGATCCAGGCGCACGGTTGCACTGGACATGGCGAACTCCTTTTTCAGGATGGATGACGGACAGGCACCGACGCGGCGGATACAACCGCCGGCCAGGCCGGAGCGAAGTGCGTTCGTTCAATGCAGGCGCAGGACCCGCGCCAGGTTGCCACGCGCCTGCAACAGCAGGACCAGCAGCACCAGCAGTACCCCGAGCATCCACGGCGAGAGGTGCTCGGCGCGATACAGCCCGGCCACTATTCCCAGCGCCTGGCAGCCGGTGCACAACGCCAGCAGGTAGGCGCACAGGGAAACGCCGGGGCGGAAACGCGCGCCGGCGCGGCGATAGGTGATCAGGCGCATGCAGATCGCCGAGCAGACCAGCACGGTCAGGGTGGACAGCGGATCAACCATCGGACTTGCCTCCCCGGCGGCGCAACAGCCCGCGCATCCAGTTGGGCAGTTCACCGCCACGCATCCACTCGAGCATGCCGATGCCGCCGGTCACGCACAGGGTCGCGGCGACGAAGGCGGCCATGCCGCTGGTCTGGGTCAACCCGCGGCCGAGCGCCTCGATTCCGGCGTAATAGCCGCCGACCCAGGACACCAGCAGATAGCCGAGGCGGGTCAGGGCGTTGTAGTCACGGGCGAACACGACAAAGAAGATGGCGCCGCCGAAGCCTCCCAGCAAGGCGTTGCCATCGATACCCGGCAGGTACATGGCCAGGCCGACGCCAGCCATTGCGCTGGCGGCGGAGGCCGCAGAGCTTGGCTCGGACATGGATGACTCCCGGAAATGCAAAGGCCCGCCGAAAAGGCGGGCCCGGAACGGCCGAAGCCCGCATCGGCGGGCTTCGGCCAGAGGAATTTCAATCGTGGAGAATTTATACCTTTATCGTCCCATAGCGTCAATATGGGAAAACCCGTTTTCATATAGAAATTTTTTTAGCGCTCGCACACGATCCCCACCTCCGCCATCGGCTCCTCCAGTCGCTGCAAGGCCTGGTGCAGCAAAGCGACGACCCGCTCGCGCCATTCCTTGTCCCAGCGATGCAGGGTGCTCTTCGACAGGCCGCTGAGTCGCTCGATCTCGCGGATGCTCGACGGCGGACGACGGAACATGCGCATCAGCAAGGCCAGGGTTGCCCGCTGCTCGATCGGGTCGGCCCCGGGCTTCAGCCAGTCGCGCAAAGCCGCCAGGCCAAGGACGAAATCCCGCCCGCGGGCGAACTCGGCCCGCACCACCGCCAGCTCCAGTGGGTGCGCAGCCAGCTGGCGCTGGGCGAAACGCACGGTCATCACCGCCTGGGCCTGCCATTCGTGGGGACTCAAACCGCTGGGCAGGTGTTCGATGAAGCTGCGATCGAAGCGCTCGCGCAGGCCATCGATCACCATCGCCGTCGACGACTTCGGTCCCGGCTGGTGCTCGAACATCCAGTAGGCCACGGCCAGCGCCTGCTCGGTACTTTGAAACATGGTATTCCCTCCTTGGCCGGCCCACCTGGCTGGCCGCTCGCATTAGCCACCCGCAGTGGCTGTGTTGGGCCGCCGTCCTACCCGAGGCGAGTAGGAAAGCGCTGAAATTATGGTAATACCCATATACGGACGCTTGCAATGCCACAGGCACACCCTTAGTCTTGCCCCCTATGGAACTCAAAGATCGCATCAAGGCGGCGCGCAAGCACGCCCATCTCAGCCAGGTCCAGCTTGCCCAGGCGGTAGGCATGACCCAGACCTCCATTTCCGATCTGGAGCGCGGCAAGTCCCGCGCCACCAGCTTCGTCGCGCAGATCGCCGGCGCCTGCGGCGTCAACCCCCTGTGGCTGGCGGAAGGTCGCGGCGAGATGCTCGCCGAGCGCGGCCAGGCGAACGCAGGACCCAATGCAAGTTGGCTTGGCGCAGTAGAGTCATGGGACGACGAAACGCCCCTGGATGCCGACGAGATCGAACTGCCCTTCTACAAGGAGATCGAGCTGTCCGGCGGCAAGGGCAGCACGGTGATCCTGCAGACTGGCGGGCGCAAGCTGCGCTTCGGCAAGTACACCCTGCGCAAGAAGAACATCGATCCGGCCAGCGCCGCCTGCGTCACGGTCAGCGGCAACAGCATGGAGCCGGTGCTGCCGGACGGCAGCACGGTAGGCGTGGACACTAGCGCGCGGACGATCAAGGACGGCGACATGTACGCCTTCGACCACGACGGCCAACTGCGCGTGAAACTGCTCTACCGCCTTCCGGGCGGCGGCCTGCGCATTCGCAGCTTCAACAGCGACGAGCACCCGGACGAGCGCTACGAGCCCCAGGAAGCCGCCGAGCACATCAACGTGATCGGCCGGGTGTTCTGGTACTCGGTGCTGGTCTGA